TGACTTCTCAACATACTTCCGCGGAACTTTCTTCTGCACCGCTCCTGCATGGAATGGCGCAGTTTCAGGTATCGTTTCAGCGTAAGTTACAACTTAATAAGAAGGGAGGGGTGCGGTGTAAAAGCCGCACCCTTTCCCAATTAACTAGGAGGCAAAATGGGTAGATGGGTAGCACCTGACAGAGGTGTTAAAGAAACTGTTATTGGCGGCAAAAGTTATTTCACTGATCGCCAGGGTATTTACACTGTAGAAAATAAGGCACACGCAAAAGCAATGAAGGCTGAAGGTTTTTTTGAAGCATCACTTAATCCAATTTCTAGTGATGACCGCATGCGCGGATTTACTTGCGTAGAATGTGGCTTTGAGGGCTGGTTTCGCAAATGTGGGCGTTGCGGATACGAGTCACAAGAAACACCGCGAGATGGAGAATAAATAATGACCGTTGGTATTACGCCCGATACAAGTAATGAAAATCCTTATGTCACGGTAGCCGAATACAGAAACGCTCCAACAGCGCTCAACATTGACATGCTTGTTGTTGGCGGAAATGCCGCGGCTCAAGATGCAGAACTAGCCCAGGTTATTTTGCGCGCTTCTTCATACATGAATGAATACTTTAACCAAAATCTTGTAGCAGATGAATACACAGAAACACAACGGATTAGGTTTTCAAATTCAGGAGGCTATTACGCTTTGCACCCATACAACGCGCCTATTGTGTCGCTATCATCATTTGAGTATGGTGCAAATCCTAATCAATTATACGCATTAGGTGATTGCTCAAAAGCCTGGTTTGAAGGCCAACAAATTATTATTCCTGGCAATCAAATTGGTTGGTATTCAACATCTCAAGGGCCATTGCAATTTGGTGGATCTATGGGGCAAACCAATTGGACATTTACTAAATACACCTATGTTGCAGGTTATGTAAACACAGTTCTTCTTGCTAATACAGCCGCGGGTGCTAGTAGTTTTATTGTTGATAGCCCATTAGGAATTATTGCGGGGCAACATTATCGTATTTATGATGGCGCTAGAAGTGAGCGCGTAACAGTAAATGATAACTATGTTTATGGAAGTACAACAGTTACATTACAAAGTCCAATGGTTTTTGCTCATGGTGCTGGTGCGGCTTTTGGCAATCTTCCCAATGCTCTCAAGCAGGCTTGCATTTTAATTACAAGTGCTTTTATCAAAATGCGTGGCGATAGTTCAACCACTATGGCTTACACAACTAGCGCATCAGGAAATGTTGCAGGTTCTACACGCTATGGTGGTGACATTCAGGTAGCGCTAGACATGGTAAACAAGTTCCGCAGGATCAGATAATGACCGCAGTACCTACGCTCACAGGGCGCAACGCAGTACGCCAAACGCTATCTTTATTTTTAGCCAATCCGCGTATCCTCAATGTCAATCAAGTTTTTACATCTTTTCCAAAGATTATTAACTACCAGGTAAACGCTGAACCAGGGCAAGCCACAAGAGCGGCAATTGTTGTTTACATTGCTGATGAGTATGAAACACGCCTAGCAATTGGTGGGGCAACTAATGGTTGGAAGCGCGTTGATTACACCGTAATTGTTCAGATTTTCTGCATTTCTTTTCATAGAGAGGCGGAAGATGTTATGACTGACTTTGACACAATCGTTGATAACATCAAAGAGCGCTTGAGGTCAGATCATAACTTTGGCGATCCAACAGGTAATTTAGTTTGGCAAGGTGCAGAGCCAGTTATTCAGGCCCGTTATGGAGAACCTTCTACTGAAAAAGAAGGCGTTACAGAAATCTTTGCTGAGATACAATTTCCCGTAACACAGATGATCCAGGCATAAGGAGCATGATGAAGTACAAATACAACGGAACTGATGAACGCGTGTTCCCTAGCATTGGGAAAACTGTGAAACCTGGTGATGAGTTTGACGCACCTGAAGGGTTTGTTGCAGTAGATGTAATTTCTGCAAGCGCAAAGCCATCAGTTACAGAACCAACAAAACCAACAGAACCAACAACAACTATGTCTGCCGCGTCAGACAAGAAACTAGGAGCGTGAAATAATGTCTGTTCAACAGTCCGTACGCTCGTACTTAGGTATTGCTAAAGAAGCAACCCGCGGTACGGCAGTAGCACCAACCGACTTCATTCCAGTAATGAAGGACGCATTAAAACCAGTGGACATTGTAGATCCACTGTATGACACAGGCTTGCGTGGCTCAAATGTATTGAATTACAATTACATTCCAGGCCGCACACGCTCAACCGTAGATTTTGGTGGAGCAGTATTTGCCGATACAGTGGGATACGCAATTGCAGGTGTTTTAGGATCAGTAGCAACTACTGGTGTTTCAGCACCATACACTCACACAATCTCACTATTTAACAGCCTTGCATCAGGCGGAGATGTTCAGCCAATTTCTTACACATTGACTGACTTTTATGCTGTAGATGTTCGCTCATACCCTGGTTGCCAGTTCTCTGACTTCTCATGGAAGTTCAACGCAGATGGCATGCTTGAGTATGATGCAAAATCAACAGGTTTCCAGTCTGAAACTGTTGCAGATCCAACACCATCATTCTCAACAGTTCTACCTACACCAGTGTGGCGCGGTACTGTTTCAATCGGTGGATCTGCGGTATCAACTGCTATGACTGGCAACATTGACATGAAGCGCCCTGCAACACCTATCTATGGCATCTCAAATACACAAGATCCATACCAGGTATTTCTAGGGCCTTTGGAAGTAACAGGCAAGATTACATTTGTCATGGACGATGACTCACAATTGCTTAACTTCCTTAACAACTCACAGCCTGCTCTTGTATTTAACTGGGCTTATGGTGCTGGTGCTTCTGCGGTTCAGATCCAGGCAACTCTTACTAAGGGCGCTTACACCACTGGCGTAATCGAACGCGGAGAAGATTTTGTACAGGTAACAGTGGACATTAACGCCCAATCAAATACAACTAATGCTGGTTCTTCAGGCGGTTACTCACCTATTAAATGGGTGTTACAAAACGCTAAGACTTCAGGCACATACGCATAACTAGATCAGGGCGGCGGTGTGGTTGAGGGCGATTGCCTTCCCGCTCTCCCACACCGTTTGCTCTCTTTTTGAGTATGATTTAGGAAGGCAAACCAACAGGAGGCAACATGTCTAAAGAAGTAACACTGCCATCAGGCGCAAAAGTAGTTCTAAAAGATCCATCAACTTTGCGTGTAAAAGACCGCAAAAATGTTATGCGTAGCGCAGACAATGCAGTTGGTGGAGATCTAACAAAAGCACTTGCGTTAGGTGATGCACTTATCGCAATGCTTGTTGAGTCATGGTCATTTGATTTAATTCCACCATCAATCAAACTTGAGTCATTAGATGAACTAACAATGACTGATTATGATGCTTTGGTAGAACATACAAAGGACGCTCAAAAGTATCTGTTCCCTAACCTGGCTGAAACGCCATTAACAGAGGCAGACCCAAAAGCGCCTGGCGAGAACTCCAACGCCTAAAATGGTTACTCAAGGGTGGGGAAAGGCATGAAGCCTTTTCCTATCCTGATGAGCATTGGTATTACTATCAAATGGCAGAGCGTTTTGGTTGGACACCTGAACAGGTAGATAATCTTCCCGCTGGTACGGCAGATTGGTTAATAGCAATTGCTAGAACCGTTGATGAAGTGAAGGCAGAGGGATTGAGGGAGTAAATGAGCGGCATCATTATCAAGAACCTCTCTGAAGTTCTCGCCGCTATTGATGGAACTCAATCTAAAATTGAACAAGGCGCTCAAGTTGGAATTATGCGCGCTGGCCTTGCAGTTGAACGACAAGCAAAATTAAACTTTCAAGGAACACGCAGTTATGAAAAGCGTGTAAGCAGAAACGGTAGAGGGTATTTAGTTGTAACGCCACCAAAACATGTTGGCGGATCAGGCCCAAATACAGTTACAGGCAATCTCAAGCGTTCTATCAAAACTACATACCGTGTTGGATTTGGTAGTTACATTGCTGAAGTTGGCCCAACAATGATCTATGCCCGCCAGGTTGAAAAGGGCGGTGGCAATTGGCGTTCAGGGGTAAAATACCCTTACTTAGAACCTGCGGCATTGATGTTATTGAGAAATGGCACAATCAACAGAGTCTTTATGACCGCTGTAAAAGAAAAATTAAGGGGGTAGCACATGGCCGATCTAATCCCCCCTATGTTAATTAAATTACAAGCAGATGTAAGTGAACTCAAAGTTGGTTTGGCGCAAGCAGAAAATGCTCTTAAAGGCGTAGATAAATCTGTTGCAACTGCTTCAACTGGCATGACAAGTTTTATCAACCAAATGAAAAAAGTTGGCGCAACAATTGGTATTGCTTTTGCTGGCCAACAAATTGTTCAATTTGGTAAAGATGTAATTATGGCCGCTAGTGACATGAATGAGTCACTTTCTAAAGTTGGCGTTGTGTTTGGTGAAAGTTCAGATCAAGTTGTTGCTTGGTCAAAGAACTCAGCGCAAGCACTTGGTATCTCAAGCCAAAAAGCGCTTGAAGCCGCAGGTACATACGGAAATCTTTTTCAAGCGTTTGGTTTAGGCCAGGGGCAAGCGCAAGAAATGTCCACAAGCCTTGTGCAATTAGCCGCAGACATGGCCTCTTTTAACAACACATCTATTGATGATGCAATTCTTGCTTTGCGTTCAGGACTTTCAGGAGAAACAGAACCACTCAAGCGCTTTGGTGTGGCTCTTAATGATGTGCGCTTAAAAGAACAAGCAATGAGCATGGGCCTAATTAAAACTGCAACAGGCCCACTTCCAATTGCGGCAAAGGCTCAAGCCGCATACGCATTGATTTTAAATGATACAAAACTTGCTCAAGGTGATTATGAGCGTACCGCAGATGGTGCGGCTAACACTATGAAGTCTTTAGCGGCTGAATTCCAAAATGCAAAAGTGGCAATTGGTAATGCGCTATTGCCTGCGTTCAAAGCGCTTCTTACTGTTCTTAAATTAATTGTTCCTGTATTAACTGGTATAGGTAAATTTTTTACTGAAAACGCAGATGCTTTGAAGATGTACGCAATAATTGTTGGTACTTTAACAGCGGCTTTTTATGGTTACAGAGCCGCGCTTGTTGCAGTACGCGTTTCTCAACAATTATTTGTTGTGGTACAAACTCTTATGAAAGGCGCAACTCTTGCTTCAATTGCTTCTACTAACGGATTAGCGGCATCAATGCTTGCTTTAAACGCGGCTATGCGAGCAAACCCAATAGGGTTAATAATTACAGCGCTTACCGTTTTAGGTGCGGCATTTGTATTTGCGTGGAAAAAATCAGAAACATTTAGAGGCATTGTAATTAAAGGTGTGCAAATTATTTTAAATTGGTGGGCGTTTTTACTTGATGGTGTTGGTAAATTGGCAGGATTATTTTCTAAAATGCCAGGCATGGGGTGGGCTAAAGGAATTGCTGATGGGGCTAAAAAAGCCGCAGACTCAATTAAATCAACAAGCAAGAATTTATCTGATCTAAAAAATTCAGTTAAAAGCGGTTACGGCGAAGGTGCATTTACTTATGGAAACGGTACTGGAACTGGTACGGGAACTGGTACAGATAAACCTAAAGGCGGTTTAGACTCAAAGGCAAAGAGCAAACTAGAAGGTTACAAAAAAGATGTTCTAGGTATCTACAAAGACATGAATGAGGCTATTGCTGAAGCGCAAGATAAGGCTCAAAAAGAACTTGATGAACGCAATGAGAAGATGCTCAAAGCGCATAAAGATTATGATGAGAAAGTTGCTGACCTTAACAAGCGTTTTAATGAGTCAGTTGCGGCGGCTCAAAAAACTTATGATGAAAAAGTTTTTGACATTGAAAAAACTTACAGCAAGCGCAAGATTGAACTTGAAAAAGATTTACAAACAAAACTTACTGACCTGCGGGAAAAGGCGGCTGTTAAGTCTGCCGATTTAACTAAAGCCGCGGCTGATAAGCAGATTTCAATTATTCAACAGTCAGTGGATCGCTTGCGCAATGCGTTTGCTTCTAAAACTGGTTTTAGTATTGCTGATGCTTTTGGCGGCGGGGCAAATGCAAAAGATGCTTTAGAGGCTTTGAAAAAATCTTTAGGAGCGGCTAAAGAATTACAGGCTAATGCGGCAACTCTTGCTGGTATGGGATACAGCCAAACCTTTATTGAAGAAGTTGTTAAGCAAGGCCCTGAAGCGGGTAATGCAATTGCTCAGGCTCTCAAAGAGGCTTCACCGCAAGCAAACAAAGAACTTCAAGGGCTGTACAACGAAATTACAAATGTTTCTGATCACGGCTTAGATGCTTTGGCTAAGTCAATGAATGTTGGTGGCAGGCTTGCTACCCAAGAATTGATGGACGCTTACTCTCAAGTTGCCGTAGATCTTAAAAACTCTTTAGCAACTGTAGATGCTGAACTGCAAACAAGTTTGGCAGATGCAAACCAGGCTTATTCAGAAGCAATGACTGAAGCACAAATTACCCGTGATGAAGGATTAGCAGATGCTCTAAAAGCCTTTACAGAGGCTAAGGCAGAGGCACAAAAGAACCTTGATGAAGGACTTGCAGACGCGGCTAAAACCCTTCAGGAAGCCCTTATAGACGCTCAGAAGTCTTATGAAAAGGCTATTGATGAAATCAATAAATCTACCCAAAAGAAACTTGAAGATCTCAAGGCTAAGTTGATTGAAATTGCGGCGGCTATGGCGGCAATTAGTGCGGCTTCTGCGGCTAATGTTGTAAAAAATGCGCCTACATACACGCCAATTATTCCTACAACTATTCCTGGTGGGGCAAGCGCAATAGGAAATACAACAACCAACATCAACACATCTGTTACTGGCGTTAATTTGACTGATCCTTACACCACAACAACTAGCGTTGTTAATGCTATTAAATTTGGAAATGTAATTGTTCCTTCTGCTCCTAGCGCGTTAGCCGCTGGTGAAAGCGGTGCAATTGGCGCGGCTTCTATTGCCTCCCGTATTGTTACTGTACCTACCGCTAAATCATTGAGTGCAAGTCTGAGGGATAGATAATGACTACGCTGACTAATGTTTATTCCTTTGCTTTCAAAAATCAGGTATTTGGTGGCGCTGGTTCGCCTTACCAAATCCTAAGCGTTGATGGCTTAGAGTCTTTACCTGGTATCCGTAATCAAGATGATAACCGTGGATACCATGATGGCATGTTTACAGGCCGTGACTTCTTAAGCGGTAGATCCATCTCAATTATCTTTAACACTTTTGGCGATAGCAACGGATCTGCTCAAACAAATTACAACACAATTCAAAGCGTTCTTTTGCCACAAACATCAGGCACAACACCTTTGTTTTTTAAGTTTCCTAACATTCCTACATCTGAACAATTTGTTGATGCTCGCGTACGCTCTTTGCGTACAACCGTAGATCCTAATTACACATACGGATACATTACATCTCAGGTTGAATTCTTTTGTCCTGATCCAAATTATTACAACAGCAACTTGCAAACGGCCAACATGCTTATTAGCGCGGCTCTAGGGCGTACATACAACAGAACATTTAATTACACTTATGGCGGTGGTTCTTCCACGGTTACAACAACTATTCAAAACATTGGTTGGGCTACTACCTATCCAACAATTACTATTCAAGGGCCTATTACAAACCCTATTATTGGTAATACAACTACTGGCAACACACTTAACTTCACAGGTACATACACTGCATTAGACACTTTAGAAATAGATCTTTACAATCAATTGATTACACTTAATGGAAACCCTGCGCGTAATCTTTTAGTTTCAGGCACATGGTTTGATGCGCCGCCAGGCAATTCAAATTTCTTTTTTACTGGCTCAAGCACTTTGGCAGGAACTACTCAGGCTACCGTTTCTTGGTATTCTGCGTACATCTAAGGGAGAATAAATGACACTACAAACACCTCCATCATGGTTGCAGGCAGGCTCATACCCTGCCCAGTATGACCGCCTAACAGCGCAAGCGCTGTGGGCTACTACTGGCATCATTGGTAGTTCTTCATTAGCCGTTACTCAAAACACTCCTCCTGGTATGTCAGTGCGCGTTGCTTCAGGTTGGGCGGCAATTGTTGGTACAACAACAAGCAACATGGGCGTGTACACAATTTTTAATGATGCAATTGACACACTAACAATTACAACAGCCGATCCAACAAACCCACGCATTGACCTAGTATGCGCAACAGTGCGTGATGCTTTTTATTCAGGCGCAAACAATGATGTAATTTTTCAAGTAATTGCTGGTACTCCTGCGGGTTCTCCTGTTGCACCTGCGCTACCCGCTAACTCAATCTCACTTGCAACCGTTGCGGTAGGCGCGGCTGTGACTCAAATTAACACAGCAAACATTACAGATACACGCGTAGATGTAACAACAAATCTTGCAGTTGGTGACATTACTTCTGTTACAGCGGGAGCGGGTTTAACAGGTGGAGGCACAAGCGGAGCAGTAACTTTAGCCGCAAATGTTGCTACAAATGCACAAACAGGAACTACTTATACATTGGCTTTAGCCGATAATGGCAAACTTGTAACACTTAGCAACGCTTCTGCTATTGCAGTTACAATACCGCTTAACAGTTCAATAGCATTACCCGTAGGTGCTGTTATTATGATGTCATCTTTTGGGGCAGGTGTAGTAACAATTTCAGGAGCAGGAGGCGTAACAGTGCGTTCTAACGGAGCAACACCTGCAAGCCCTGTAATTCGCACTCAGTATTCATCTGTAGGCGCAATTCAAACTTCTGCAAACAATTGGCTAGTGGTAGGAGATTTACTCTAATGTCAATCATTTCTGTTATTTCAGGTTCAGCCAAAACTGCACCTAGCGCCCCAACAATAGGAACTGCAACTGGTGGCAACGCAACAGCATCAGTTACTTTTACAGCCCCTACTTATACAGGGCGTTCTCCTATTACTTCTTATACAGTCACATCATCACCAGGATCAATTACTGGTACGGGCGCTTCATCACCTATAACAGTTTCAGGTTTAACAAACGGAACTGCATACACATTCACCGTAACTGCAACTAATGCGGCAGGACTTACTTCTGCGGCTTCTAGCGCTTCCAACTCAGTAACTCCTGTAAATCCTGTACCAGTTGTTACAGGTGGAACATTGTCATCTGATGCTACTTATTACTACAGAACATTTACTGTTAATGGAGATTTAACTGTTACGACTGCTAATTTGACTGCTGATGTTCTTATGATTGCAGGTGGTGGTTCAGGAGGAGCAAGTGGTTATTTGGGTGAGGGCGCAGATGAATTTTCTGGTGGAGGTGGTGGAGCAGGTGGTGTTGTTTATTCAGCAAGTACAACTATTACTCCTAGCACTGTAAACATAGTAGTAGGTGGCGGTGGTGCTGGAAACACTGGTGGTGGTAGTCAAGGAATTTATACAACTGCAACTGGCTTAACATCAGCAATTGGTGGAGGAGCAGGAGCAACAAGATCTGTCGCAGGCGGTTCTGGAGGTTCAGGCGGCGGCGGCACAAGAACTTATGCACAACCTAATTTTGTCAATTTTGCCGCAGGAACAGGAACATCAGGTCAAGGCTATAATGGTGGCGCTCCAACAGGTGCAGGAGCAACTACTGGCGCTTCTGGAGGTGGTGGTGCTGGAGGCGTTGGCGGTGTACTCGTTGCAGGTGTTGGTGGTGCTGGTGGCGCTCCAACAACTGCTTATACATCTTGGGCTTCTGCAACATCAACTGGAGTTGGCGGCTATTATGCAGGTGGAGGCGGCGGTATAAAAAATGCTTGTGGTGGAGCGATTTCAGGCGGAGGTGGTTCTTATCGTTCTCCTGCCTACGATGTTAATGGAACTGCAAATACTGGCGGAGGCGGTGGTGGTGGTCTTTATACGGGTGGTTGTGTTACCTATAAAGGCGGTAATGGTGGTTCAGGAATTGTAATTGTGCGTTACACAAAAAGTCAGGTAGGTGGATAATGTCTCATTGGGCAGAAATAGATCAAAATAACATTGTTCTTAGAGTTGTGGTCGGAGATAATGATGACCCTAATGGTGATGAAGGTTATCAATGGTTGATTGATAATCTTGGTGGGCGTTGGATTAAAACTTCTTACAATGGCAACATTCGCAAAAATTATGCAGGTATTGGCTATACCTATGATGAGCAAAGAGATGCTTTTATTCCTCCTTCACCTTACCCATCTTGGGTTCTTAATGAAGAAACTTGCCTTTGGAAACCTCCTACGCCTAAGCCTCAAGGAACAGATTTAATTGGTTGGCGCTGGAATGAGAAAATTATAGGGTGGGAGCAGTTTGATAAACCTGTGATAACCTTGCCGTAATCTATTAGTGGAGGCGCAATGGAAATCATTTTTACAGACATAGATAATTTTGAAGGTGTATTACAAAAACCTAAACCTGCAAGTGAATACATACCTGAATGGTATAAAAATGCAAAATCTTATACTGATCCCAGTGGTAAAAAAGCACCAAGATTAGATGGTACGCCTTATGCAACAATAAAGCGTTGTATGCCTTTATGGGATTTAATGACTGCTGGATACATCATTGAAACACCTTATGACATTTATGTTAGACAAACTGAAAATGGGCCTTATTTTCAATGGGGCAGTAATGAAGCAATTGCTTTTCAATCTATGGAGCAATTTCAAAATCACCCCTATTCAAGAGAAATAAATTACGCTGTAAGAATTTTGCACCCGTGGAGTATTAAAACCCCTAAAGGTTGGTCAGTTTTAATTTGTGAACCTCAACACCATGAACCTACTCCAATAATTACAACAAATGGAATAGTAGATACTGATGAATTTTCTTTACCGTTTAACATGTTTCTTAAATTACGCGATCCAAATTTTGAAGGAATGATCCCTGCGGGAACTCCATTTGTACAAGTAATACCTTTCAAGCGTGAAAATTGGACATCTAAATTAGGTGGGGAAAAAGAAAAGAAAAAGTATCAATCTGATTGGAATAAATTTTCTACTGTATTCTTTGACCGTTACAAGAAGTTTTGGTGGCAACGCAAAGAGTACAAATAAGGAGAACGCATGGCTACAACCTATCGTTACCTATTTGTTGATTTATTAAGCAACACTATTATTGGTGAATTGCCTTTAACTGGTGTGGGCTTTACTCAACAACTCAATCAACCAGGATCTTTTCAGGGTCACTTGCTTCTATCAGGCGTAAACGCAGATAAATACAATGTTGAACTTTCAACTATTCCTGCTTACTGCGGGCTGTATGTAGATCGTGATGGCATTTTGGTATGGGGGGGAGTCATTTGGGGGCGCTCATACAACAGCACCTCACAGACTCTTACCTTCAGCGCGCAAGAATGGATTTCATACTTTGATCACAGACGCATCACGCAGGACATTCAATTTACAAATACAGATCAATTACTTGTAGCCAAAACACTTATTGAAAATGCACAAAATGCAACCTATGGTGACATTGGCGTTGGCTATAACAGCGCAGGACAAACATCATCAGGTGTGTTAATTGACCGTGTTTATTACAATTATGAATTAAAAAATGTGTTTCAAGCGGTGCAAGATTTAAGCCGTCAAGGTGATGGGTTTGATTTTTCCATTGATGTTGAGTATGACGCAATCACAGATTTGCCTGTTAAAAACTTTAACACTTACTACCCGCGCAGTGGTTTGGCCTATTCTTTTGGTGATCCTAATGTTCCTGTATTTACTTTTCCCGCAGGTAACATGGTGGAGTATGAGTACCCTGAAGATGGCTCAGTTGTGGCCAACACGGTTTATGCGTTAGGCGCTGGTTCTAATGAAGGCAAGTTGATTTCACTAGGTCAAGACACCTCAAAACTTCTTGCAGGGTGGGCATTGCTTGAGACTACATCTAACTATTCAGACATTACAGATGTAACAGTTTTGCAACAATTAGCCAACGCGCAATCTTTGGCTACCTCTTATCCGCCAACTGTATTAAAGGTTGTTGTTCCCGCTTATGTTGATCCTGTATTTGGCACTTATCAATTAGGTGATGACGCTCGCATTATTATTACAGATAGCCGTTTTCCTAACACGCTTGATGAAATTTACCGCATTGTTGGCCTTACAGTTCAACCAGGTGAAGATGGCCCTGAACGCGTAACATTAACTCTTGCACAAGGAGCAGGAGAAGCGTAATGCCATACATCAATCAACCTATTGATTTGCAAAGAATGTTTGCCGATTTGAACAACCGCTTAAACAAACTAGAAACCGCGGTGCGTTTTACATTTCCTAATGTAACTACCGATCCAACTTACCCGCGCATTGGTGATGCGTGGCTAAACATTACAACTAACCAGGCAAAGATAGTTGATGCCAATGGAACAATTCGCGTACTTAATTGGACATAATTAGGTAAACTTTTGCCGTGAACATTACTTTAGACACTAGCCTTGCCCTGGCTCAACTTATAGCCTTAGTTGTCGGCGGCTTTAAGATTTGGCGCAAGATAGATACACGCTTGAGTGCGCAAGATGCTAAATTAGCAAAAATTGAATACGCTTTATTTAATGATGGGCGTGGTATGGAGCAACAACTAAAAGATGTTCACAAAAATCAACAATTATTGATTACAGAAGTCGCAGTATTAAAAGCGGTTAGAACGCAGGGGGCAACATGATCAACGAAGTTTTAGAATTGTGTAAAACATCATTGGGCTATACAGAAGGCCCTAATAATGACACCAAATTTGGCAAGTGGTTTGGGTTAAATAACCAACCCTGGTGCGCTATGGCCGCTTCAAAAATGTACTTTGACGCTGGCATGATTGGAACAGTAGCCAATACAAATAAAGGTTTTGCCTCATGTGATGCCTGGCTAAAATACCTAACAAAGAACAATCAACTTGTGCCTATCGGTCAGGCAAAGCGCGGGGATCTTGTGTTCTTTCAGTTTGATGAAGATGCCGCCCCTGATCATGTGGGCATTGTAAAGTTCCACAATACAACCCTTAAATACATTCAGGTGTATGAGGGCAACACCTCAAGCGGTAACGCAGGTAGCCAGTCAAACGGTGATGGCTTTTACCTCAAGAGGCGCACCTACAAAACAATCATGGCGGTAGCCCGCCCAAAGGAGTAAAGATGAACAAAAAGCAAACAGACATGTTGAAATCAGCATTGCGTCATTTTGCAGTTACCGCTCTTGCGCTTTATACCGCAGGAGTAACTGACATTAAAGCGCTTGCATTTGCTACGGCGGCGGCCATTGTCGGCCCTGCAATCCGCGGGATTGATAAGAGTGACCCTGCGTTTGGTTTAGTGGCAGATGTAGTGACCGTAGAAATTGATAAGTTGGCAAAGGCAAGCAAGAAGAAAGCCGCGCCCAAAAAAACTAAGTAAGTAAACGGCCCCGCTAACGCGGGGCTTTTTACTGCGGTACGCTTTACTCAAGGAGGCAACACATGGCATTAGAAAATGCGTTTAGTGAAATACTTAGCAAGCGAGCAATAGGCCGTTCTCCTATTGGTGGAGTGTGTGCTTATCAGGCGCTTTACAATACTTTGCCAAAAGAAGATCAAAAAACTTTAGATGAAGCATGGGAAAGAAATTACCCTGTCAATTTAATTGTTCAGGCTCTACGGGCAGATGGCCACAAATGCAGTGCAGACACAATCAGAACTCATAGATACGGTACTTGCAGGTGTCCAAAAGAGTAGATGAAGTTCTTGATGACCGCCAACATGAATACGGGAGCGCTCGCAAAAACTTCACAGCCATAGGCCGCATGT